GATATCATAAACATATTCCACAACTGCAAAGCGTGATTTATTCCGCAGTTCGCGAACCTCACAACGTGTATCCGGTGCAGCTATCCAGACCCATTCGTCACCCTGCTTAATGAGATTGCCACGAAGTAAAACGTATCTCAGTCGTTCAGATAGTGGTCGCATTTTCTAATTGTTTTTGTTTCTTACGTTTATCTTTTATTTGCAAATAAACTCCATAAGCGTCAGACTTAGGTTGAGTTAATCCAAGTCCTTTACACCACCAATCATTCCTTAAAAGGACTTTACACATTCTGCGATATGACGGAGCCCAATAATTATTCTCTAAAACATAAGGAGCCTCATCCGGTATGCCTTCATGATAGCCGCGCCGTTTCCATCCTTGCACAAAGGTTCTGAATCTCGGTATATAATGTTGTTGAGTTATCTTGGGCATGGTATTAAATATCAACTTAAAAAATGATTCCCAGGTATGACCGGCAGGCTTTGTAATCTTATTCACTCCAGAAATGTTGCCCGTTTCCTGCACATATAATGCACCGGAGTTAGCTCCATTTACCCTAACCAATAACTTATACCAGGTCTGAGGTTCTAAGATATGATACAGCCATAATCCCTTTCGCTGATCGTGCCCGTATGGCTGACATAGTCTCTGCTGAGATAACGGCACTCCCGCTTTATTCATCAGATCATAAACATGATTATATCCTTTATCCCTGAACTTTGCATGATACACCCAGATATCCCTCGTTTTCCAATCATAAATTGGGTAAATATTATAAGCAAAGTCTGTGATTTTCGTGGTAAAGCGATAATCTTTATAAGTGATCTTATCAATAGTGCAAACAGTTCTGAAACGGTTTAATGATTCGTCAGCACGAATACCAATAAATCCCGCAGCGTCCTGGCCTGATGCAAACCACTCACCAAATAAAACAACAAACTCCTCAAACTCCATCCCGTCTTCAAACCAATCCCAATAACTCATATCTCCAATTGCAATCTTTGGCTTTGGCCTAACCCACAAGTCTTTCTTGTCTTCATCCCAACACTTCCATCGTGGCTCAAAATTGCTCACTGCATTTGATAGGCTAATCGGGAGGCATACCCAAAATGGAATTATATAGTCTTTATAAATCTCAAACATCCTTTCAGCGTGTTCTATTGTAGCTGAATATTGAGCCTCAAGATCAATTAACAAAATGCCTACTTTGCGATTCCTTTTGATTGCCTCATCCATTACCAGGTGCATCATTACCGTGCTATCCTTTCCCCCTGAGAATGAAACGTAAATCTTTTCAAAGTTATCAAAGATTAATTTTATCCTTTGGCGCGAAGCGACTAATACATCAACTCCAATATGTTTCTTTGTCTCCATCAATATAAATTTGCTTCGGTTCGTGACCTAATAGTTTCAAGTGTATATTGTGCTTCTCCATGAAGAAACATCCAATAATTTATAACATCCAATGCCGTAAGGTCTGCGGCCTTTTGTTCTTCCGGAGTAAGTAAATGATAACCTCCGCGATACTGTGCCGGTATGCCTGTTTCAATACACATAGCAGACTGACCCATCCATGCGATACGATTCATATTTGGATTAGAGAGATTGTGTTCACAAGCGTTCGGCCATTCATCAATTACCCTGTAAGCAGCTTTTTTAAATCTCTTTAAATCTCTAAGAAATTCAGCATACATCTGTTGACACTGATCCGGAGTTAAGCCCTTTGGAGGATGATTCTCAAAGAAGCCCGCAGGATAATCTTCCCACTTCTCCCATCTATGATAAATCCGTTCCATCTTCAAAATCTATGTCAGTTACTTCTGATGATTCATCAAATATCTGAGATACCCATGCCTCTGAAAACTCTTCATTTTCAAAAGCCTCTGCCAGTCCACTAATCTGACATAACCTTAGAACTTCGTCCGCATCCATGCCAAGCTCTTTTCCTACACGCTCATCAGACCAATTGCGCCGTTTCAGTTCAATGACAATGTCTGACATTGCATCAACTGCGTGCTTACCCCTGGCTCTGTTATGCCTTATCGTAGATGCAATACGATCATTCGCATTTGTGCGTTCCTTTCGGATAGTGACAACCGGCAGATATCCCTTTATTCGTTCATTGACTAATTTGGATTCTTTACCAACTCTGTTTCTGTGAAATCCATCAATAACTTCAATCTTATCATCATGAGGCCATGTTACTATCGGTTGAGTATAACCATCATTTACTATTGATAACTCAAGAAGCTCCATCTCCGGAGGTGCAACCTGATTAGGATTATAATCATTTGCCACTACATTGTCTGCCTTGACCCACCTTACACAATCCACAGGTTCATCAATAAACGGAGACAATGAATGAATGTGTTCTCTTAGTTCATTTATAGCATTGATCTTATCATCAAAATTCAAATCTCTTAGCAACTCAGTAATTTGTTGTTTCAGGTTATTCATCTCAGTTCCGTGTTGATTGTTCTCGTTCGTTGCGTTTCGTTATCTCTTTCAGGTACTTATCCCGTATCTGGTCAGATTCAGGGCTGTCAGGATGCTCGACTAATTCTTCAATGTCAAGCCTCAAAATTAAGTTCTTTACCAACTGCCGTGCCATGCGACGACTGAGGCGGGGCTTTGATTCTTTCATAATTTTATTTTTATGATGTGTTTCATATCCTTTGAAAAGTTTAGCGTAAATGAAGGCCATCCATATTCTTCAGCAATAAGTATTTTGAAAGCATCAATTTGCTTGTGTGTCAGTTCAATTAATTTATCCGATTCCATATCGTGTCGAACCCAATTTTTAAGATTGTGATATTCTTGTTGTGTTAAAACGGGCATGATTCTTTGCTTTCAATAAATAAATCAGGATTAGCTATTGTTCTTTTTTGTGCATCCTCCAATGGATTAGCACGAAGGCTCAACATATTGCTCTCATAATAACGCATTGTTGACGGATCAAATTGTAGCTTCACTTCACCAGGCGTTCCGCACTGACGTTGTTTCTTTATCTTATGACTGTAAAATATTACATCTCTATTCCCAGGAGCAGACCGATGATAAGGTCTGAAGGTGCAAATAACATTATCGCATTTATTAGCCCACATAGCACCACCGGCAAGATCATATACATCAGGAACCTCGAAATCTCCATTATTGTTTCTTTTTACCGTTCCTTTTGGATGTGCCACAACAAACATAAACAGCTTATGTCTTTGTGCAAATCGCTTCTGCTGACTCAGGAATGAACTGAGATATAAATCTTCACGTCCTCCGGTTTTTCGGATATCGTTATCAAGTTGGTTATATGGATCAATCACACACCCATCGATATGATGTTTATAGATTACTGCCTCAAATCGTGAATTTATATATTCAGGCGTAGGACTGTCATCTTCTGGGTAAATAAAAAAGAAATGATCGCGAACGAAATCCATTCCACGAATAAACTCTTCTTCGGTCATCTGGTTACTGTAATACGGTAGTGTACTTTTGCCGACATACATATGCACAATATCATCATAGAAGTCTGAAGGCGGGTCTTGCTCCGGAGAAAAAAACGCCCACTTATACCCATCTTTTACAGACTTAATAAGGCAGAGTTGCATCATCATTGTTGACTTGCCCTGGTTCATTATACCGTGCATCAAAGTAAGCTCACCACGTTTGAATCTGAATCTCTCATCCAATGTATCAAAATAAGTAGATTCTCCACGACTGCGACCATTATGAAACGTGGCAAGCATATTATCTCTGACGGCATCCAAATAAACTACATCTTTTAATGGCAGATCAATTGCTAAGTCAGTTATTTTGACAATCTTTTGCGTGATAGTTTCAACAGCATCACCCTTACCGTTAAAAGTACAACTGCCGAACTGATGAGAATAATTATTATAAACACTTGTTGCTATCTTCTCAAAGTCTTTCATATCAACTGTCGATGCTGCATTATGATATTTGAAAGACACAAGTGATATTGCTTCGTTCAATGATATGCCAAATACATTTGTCGCTCCAAACATTGATACAAGAAAATTATGCTTGTTCCCGTCTGCATAAAATTTACCTTCTTCCGTAAATCGTTCTTCTATTTTTGCAAGTATCTCATGACTGTCTGTAAGCGGTCCAGAAGTGCGGATAACCTTTTTGATTATCTGTTCTTCTTTTATTGTGGTGAAAATCTTACTGTCCGGATTATAGTAAATATTTGGATCATAACTTGAAAAACAAAACCTGGCAATATCCCTAAATTCATCCAATTGTTCATCTGCATAGTAATCAGTTAAAGCTCGTGCGCTAAACTCATGCGTCAATATACTGTCCGGAATCTTTACCACAAGTTTTAGTCCGTCACCAGAAGGAGATAAAAATAAAATGAAAGTATATGGATCAGATTCAAGTCGCTTACGTAATTCCGGCAGACGTTCACCTAAATGGTCAAAATCAATAGCAATAAGTCCTGAGTGTTTCACACAGGCATCATTAGCGTGTTTTGAAAATACACCAGAAAAACAAATAGCCGGTATCTTTACTTTGATTTTTCTCCGACGTTCAGGATCAGGTTCCATGCGAAGCATATCTGTAAGAACACGATCTTTGCCGTTTCTGATACGATCAACTATAACGCTTACCGGAACATGATAAGGCTTATTAACCTCCGTTACTTTCTGAAATATAGTTACCGTTTGCATACTCTGTTGTAAGCATCATAATTAAACTCATCATTTGTTATAAATGATTTGTTGTAATTCTTGTTCTGTCATCTTGATTGCCATCCTGGGATTATATAAGCGGGAGTCACGGGTGAATTATTTTTTACTGGAGGTATAGAAATTTCATCTTCCCATCTTCTTTCGTTCAGATATTTTTCTGGATATGGTAAATACTTCTTATCACTTATCGATTTTAAAAACGAAGGTAGTGTATCAATTATTGTCTGACGTTCCTGATCTTTTAGTTTATTCCATCTCTTAATGCAAAGTTTCTTATTGCCTACCTTCTTCCCGTAATTATCCCAAAAAACATCAAAAGATATATTTATATCATTATTGCCTTCTTTTAATTCTTGTTTGGGTGCAGTCAGCGTTTCCGCAGCGTTTACTTGGCGTTTACTTTGTGTTTCCGTATCGTTTACCATACCCTGATAACTATCGTAATTACAAACCGTTATGCGTGTAGTATTTTGCATCCCTTCGTATACTAACATTGAGTCTTGTTGTAACAACTCAAAAAAATCTTTTACTGTCTTTTTCGTCACATTCCATCTCTTTGCCCATGTGTCAAGACTCATTACAGACTGTCCCCTTTTACATTCAATTAAAGTTCCTTTTATTAAAACCTTATTGTCGCAATGATTTACACTTAAAAGAACATCAATCCACCATTTAAATCTATGGTCTGATTTCCAAATCCAATGGTCACGTATCTTTCTGTGTAACATTATCCACCCCTCACTCATGACACAAAAATAGAACCCCGTCCGGCACAAAAAAACCTTCAGGCCCTGGGAGTGTACGCTCCACCTGAAGGAATTTAAGCCCGTGACGGGGTATGTTTAAAATCGGTAAATTGCAAAAATCATTCATCGTACACTTAATTTGGTATTGCAAATATACAACTTTATTTCAAACTCTGCAAATCTTCACCAAAAATTTCTGTCTGCTGCTCCGGATCAGGAATCCGATAGTTCAGGAACTCAAGAGCATACTCTTTGATTGCATCCACAAACAACATCATTTCAGTTGTTGTCATGTCACGCTTCAGACCCGGTATGGTCAGAATCTCTGCCGTGTGCTTATTTATTATGTCCTTTGATGCGAACATGGATTTCAGATAATTATCAAGTTCTTCAATATTGGCGAACTCCCATCCTGCGTCAATAGCTGCGCGGTGAAAGTGCGGAAGGACACACGAATAATAATACCCTAACTGAGGCTGACTTTTCATCCGGCGTTTCTTCCGGATCACAATTTCATACCTGCCACCAGGGAGTCGGGCAAGTTCTTCGCGGAACAGCCTGTCGTTAACTATCCGGAACTTGTCCTTCTCCTTTATGGCAATGTACTTAATCATCAGAAAGGCAAACCGCTTATTTCATCCTGCACGGTCATATCCGATTGCGGGGGTTGTTCGGTATATTCACCCCATACCCGGAGATTGCCAAGAATAGGCTGGCTCTTTTTTTCATCCTCAGTCATTGCATCAAGTATCTCCTTCGGGAGAGATTGCTTAACAAGATGAGTGTCTTTTATGGCATCATTTTTAGTTTTACTTTCAAAAGCAATAGATCAAGATAGATGCCCTTATCGCCTTGAAATAAATGATTAGCCTCAATGGGAATTACCACACAATTAACGGGGCCATTCTGTCCATCCATGCGCCTGATTGCAGCCTTTAACTGCATCAAATTTAGTTTACCTGAAATGTTACTCATTGTTTTCGTTATTAAGTTCATTATCTAATTCCTCCAGCTTATCTCTCTTTTCGATAGTTGGAAGGGTGTCATACATTATTTTATCCGCCCGGTTCATATCTTTGCCGAAGAGTTTGCCTATCTTTTCGGCGGCATCCTTTACTGCATAACTTTCAGCAGCGGGGGCAGACTTCATCACTGCATCACTTTTTGTATGGTTCCAGTCCATTGCACCGGCCCCTTTGTCAGTCTGAATTGGCGAGGCACCTATGCCGTCCTGCCAGAGCATTTCATTTGAGAGTATGTCCTGGTAGTAAAGCCGGATAGTTACTACAACTGAATTGGCAATAACCTGCACCTGTCGAACCTCAACATTCCACCTCTTAAAGATGCTGGTCAGCATATATTCAACTCGCTCAATCGGCAGATATTTTACGCCCTTTGCCATTGGGTGATCCTTTAACCATTCTTTCGGTGGCTCTCTATTTAATAGCAGGTTTGCTCCGACTTGGTTATTCTTCAGTTCAATGTCTCCAGACACTAATTCATCATATGTTGGCAGTTGTCTCACTGCCGGTGTGTTTTCACTCATAGTTTCAGATTTTATGATTATAGAATACAATCTCTTTCACTGCCCACTTCGGCAGGTTCAGTTCAATGTTGCCGGACTTCCACTCGCAGAACACATGGTATCCTGGCCACTTATTATTATCGATACACATTTTGTATAGCTTCAGGAGTTGCTCATATTCATACCGCCCTTGCCCGATAAACTGAGGTGATGCCTCAAAGATATTAAAAGCATACGGTTTGCGCTTCTCCTGTGCAATAAAAAAGAATGACCATCCGCGACTGTCTCCGGTCAGCATCTCCATAAGGTCAGAATACAACGCGGCCTGAATATGATAATCATTGTCAGCAGCAGCGCGCGCGAACCCGTCGGCAGAAGCATCAAAGGTTGTCTTCAGGTCAATGATAAAGTGCTTGTTTGCTTTCACATAGTCTGGGCGAGCTTTCAGATTTATGTCGCCCTCGCTGGTCTGAAGTGTGCCAGTGATTGAATATTCAGCCTCGCCACCCGAAAGAAGCGCACGGCAGTAGTAATGCGACATGAGTTTATCCTTCATGTCTTTGATCTTTTGAAAGTCTGACTTCTCTATTGTCTTACGATCTCCTATCAGTCGCATCTCGCTCTCTGCCCACTCTTTGTATTGCTTCGTAGAACGGGGGGATTTAAAACCTTCACCAATCAGCACTTGGTATATTGCGTCATCATCAAATACATAATAATTCTGTTCAAACTTCTCAGGCTCTAAGATGAACGTATGATAGGCTGAACCAAATGCCATAGCATCAGTCTCAACCTCTAAAGGTTCATCTTTGTACTGCCGGTAGTGTGCAGGTGACTTCTTCAGATTCTTCAGACCTGAGTAAGAGATAAACTCTTCGAGAGAGTAATAATCCCTGTCAACCTTTACGGGTGTAAACCCTTTGATATATTCGCTTTCCATTACTTTGGTTCTACACCATCAATAAGGATCAATTCCCCGCAGGAGTAAGTGCCGGTTCCCTCAAAGGTGAATCCCTCCACCTCGCAGGTCATTATCCGGTACTCTTCCCGTTCGTCTTTATCTTCGTCGATCAGGTCGCCCCGTTCCCACTCATACCTTCTCCAGTTCTTTTCAATCTCATAAGCCAATTCTGTGGGGTCAATGTCGCTGAAAGATCCGTTCTGTTCAAGGTGCTTGTCGTAGATGCCGGAAGTTATCATTGTGTTCATTATTTAGCGTTGTTAAGGGATGATGCAAACACTTCCTTAATTATTATCATATGAGCCTTATGCTGCTCTTCTGTTTTCAGGATTGCATATTCAATCATTGCGGTCAGCGTCTCATGTTTCTCATATGATTCTTTGTCGCCCCACATTTCAATTAAAAGTTCATTGGCTGTTTTCATGATGTTCAGTTTTTGTTTTCAAATGATTTGTTTATTTCTACTGCCTTGATGCGTTTGATTGCTCCGGCAACATAATGCTCAAGTTTCAGATCAATGATATCCTTCCGATAGATTTCGACAACGGCATTAAATTCCTGCTCAGTGTCACACTCCATAAGTTCATGGATCACTTCACGTGTGCGGTCAGCACGTTCAAGTTTTTTCTGATTGATAAAATGTGCTGCCATTGTTCAGATTGTCTCGTGACGTATTACCTTTGTTCTGCTATTAGGCATAACAATATACTGAAGATTACGCCCTTTTGTTCTCCGGCGGTTATTGTGGAAGTATGCACCACGACCAGGCCTTTTTATCTTAGGAGTCGCAGCAGACATTTCATTGTCAATAATTGTAGGTTTGAACTCACGATTGCCCTTAAAGGCTTCTTTGATTCTCTGAAAAACTGATCTGATATTCATTTCTATAAGTATTTAAAGATTACACTCCGCTTGTCTGACCTCTGGTGGCCGCAACATTTAACTGAAGGCTTGTTACACCCGTCGGCACCGTTGAAAATACACCCCACGCAACCGTTAGTCGCGTCAGCAGTCCGGTATCTTTTGCCGTCAATAATCTCAGTACCTTCCATTGCTCCGGTTTCTTCGTCAATCTCCGGCCAATACATTCCTGATTCCTTTGAAACCTCAATAAGTTTCTTAATGACTTCGGCAGACTTAATAATCTGGTCCGCTTCGTCCGCTAATATCTGTGCTAATGTTCTCATGATGTAAATTTAAGTTATCAAAATCTCAAATAATATGATAAATGTCAGTATTATGATTTATTATGAATAATTTTTACCGCCTCATCCCATGCCCTCCGGTATGCCCAATCTTTTTTAATCTTCAGCCTGGTATCAGCGGCAGACTTTGAACCTACCTTTGGACTGCTATAACCTGAGATATCAGAACACAGCGCACTCGTCAGTCCTGAGTAAGTTACCAATAAAAGATTTATTAGCCGTCGCCCATCTCCATTCACTTCAGTTTCTTCAATGTTCCGGATAGCCTTGGCAAGTGCAGCCATTTTATCTGCCCTCGCTTGTATTTCTTCTGATACTTTCATGTCGCTATTAATAGGTTAATTTTATCCTTTGTCGGCTCATGACCCAGGGAGATGATTACAGCAGTGGCGTATTTCCGCAGATTTGCCCGTTTTTCTCGCCTCAGAGCGATTAACTTGCTGAAACGATACAAGTCCATGCCTGCTGCCCCTGGTATCAATACAGCCAAAAAAACAAGCCCCACGACCGAAGCTGGCAACACCACTATTATCGTCAACTCTTTCAATCCTCTTTTGTCGGAGATAAAGTTCTCCGGTTGGATAGGATTCTGAGATAATATGTAATTGAGATATTTCACTTCTCCAGGTTCATTACCTTCATCACGTCTCCCGTATGTGCGTTGGTCACTTCAATCTCCGCCCCGAAGATGTTTATCATCAGGTCAGAGATTATCAGGCACTTTTTGCCGTCTGCAATAGCTTTATTTATCATCTGCTTTTGCAGGTCATTGAGGTATATCTCACGGTCAGTCTTCATTTCTTTTCATATATTGCCATGTGATTGTCAATGCACCTGAAGTTGATCTTCCCGTCGCCACGAAGCTCACGAAGCCTCCGCAGGATTGTGCCGTCCATTAACTCAGAACGTTCACAGATTGACCTTGTTCTGTTCACAATAGCTTGCACCGGAAAACTCTTCCCAGTGATCTGATTGAACGCCAGGTGAACGGCATCGTAAACAGTGGCATTTCCTACAACTGCAATCTCGGTCTGATAAAACAGCGTCGGTTCAGGATTGCCGTTGATGTAAACCGCAAGAATCGGATCACCTCCGGCAGTGTCGTAGTGCTTTGTCGCAAGCCCTGTCTTTCCGTAAAACGGGCTTTCTCTGTTCGTGATTTTTACGTTTTTCATGATGTTTGATTGTTAAATATATTTAAGCCATTGATTATAAACTTCTGACGCTATCTGTGCCATCATTACGGGTGGAACTGACATACCAGTAATATATGAAACTGTATTTTTAACAAACTGATAGTCTTCGGGAAACGATGACGCTAATATAATTGTTTCATCATCTATTAATTCTGGATTATTAGGCAGATGATACTTTTTTGCTGTTTCGGTTGTAAGTGTTGGTATAACCTTATTTTCAGCTAATCTACAATGATTAAACCATGATCCATTAGCAGCTTCAGAAAAGTTATTACCAGGTATTGTATCACTCCAATATTTATAACTTAATTCAGTTGCACTATATCCAAATTTACCAGTCCATATATCTGTAAATATTATTTGCTTTTCATTAAATTCTAATTTCAATTTTGGTAATATAGTAAACATATCAGCCTGATATAAAAATGGCTCTGCCAAATCTTTTCGGAGAGCAATAAAAAACACTCTTTCTCTCCTTTGAGGTACACCCATTTTTGAAGCATCCAACAGCCAGTGCTGACAATAATATCCAGCTTCATCAAGTTGTTTATATATTTCCCTAACATAACTGATTGCCTCACCTAATAATAAACCTTTGACGTTTTCAGCAATAACAACTTTCGGCTGTAACTTTTTAGCCAGATCAATGAAGTCAAAAAACAATGTGTCAAGAACCTGGTTCACCTGACCTTCACGAAATTTCTTTTCTTTGCCCCAGTCCTTTTCACGATTACCGGCCATTGAAAAATTACTGCACGGCGGTGATCCGTCAAGAATATCCAAATGATAAAGTTCATCAGGTAGATCATCTCTTAATTTAAAAGTCTGGATAGGTTCCAAATAAGCATACTTCGGATTAAGATTTGCTTTGTATGCAGCCATCATCTTAGGATCAATCTCATTGCATCCTATCACATCAAAACCGGCAAGTTTATATCCCATTGAAGAACCACCACCACAGGCAAAACAACTGAATACAGTTCCTTTGTCTTTTGTAAAGACAGCATCCTTTAATGTCCACTTATAAGGAAATCGGTGCATAACTACCTTGTTTCAAAGATTTCCGCCATTGCCTGTTTTTTGCACTTGTTGTAATACTTTATTGCTTCTGGTTTCTTTGCTTCCCAATCGGCTTTGTTGAACTTCTGCTCATACAATTCTTTTGCTCTGTCTTGAAACTTTGCGATTTTCTCAAATGTCGTCATGATGTTTTTGTTTTAATTATAACATCAAATTTAAACTGTTTATTGTATCAGAACAATGATTTTTGTCATGCTTTTGACGAATACATGAAAATATTTGACGAAGAGGGCCACCCCTGACGGCGGCCCCAACCCTGAAACTAACACCATGAAAAAACGGAACATGAGAAGAACAAAGATACACAATTTAAAATAAAAAACTCCGATTACTTTATTCACCGGAGTTAGTCGCTTAGGCTGCTGCCTTTAGCTGTGGCATAAATGAGTTGCCGTTTGATTGTTCGTTCCTTTCCCTGTTACCTACTATTATGCCGTCAATGCTACGTCAGCCCCTTGAGTGAAGGGAAGCGGCCTACTCTGTATCTCGGCATCTTATTGACTTCCCTCTCACCATCACTGGCGAGTGATTTCATCGGGCCTCCTATCGGTAGTACTCCCGCAGAATAAAATAGGTTAACGTTGTACACCGCAAACATATCTCATCTTTTCGGAGACCCTTTCCATATTAAAGGTTTGTGGAGCTGGTGGGTGCTGCCCCCACGTCCGGTCATATTTCAATAACAGATCATCAAAGAACTGACACAAATATAAACTATCAATCATTCAAAAGCAAATAAAAAAAAGGGAGTTATTTCTCTCCCTTTAATCCTCGCTGATCCTGATGAAGTTGCGCTCACCACGCTCTTCCGCTTCTGTCAGTCTCTTATTTAGTATATCTGACCATGCCCTTGAATTTATCAGTCGGCCCTTAATACGGCACTCCCCGACACCAATACATCCGCGTGTCTGGCTTGCGTCAGTCAGTGGATGTATCATCACCGAAGTGAAGCCCTTGACGTTTTGCAGGTACGGCATCGGACGTTTGAACGTCGGACTCATCTTCATCTTCAGTTCATACTCCCCTGCCGGAATAGCCGTCTGACCATAAATTTTACCTTCACCTGGATCGTCAAAATCACCGTCACCGTTATAATCCACGAGTTCACGCACCGGATCTTCAAGTGATGAACAAAGAAACTCAACCCCGTCATAAATACGCCCCATTGTAAACAGAGGTGTATGATCTTTGCGGTAAAGGTAAAGCGTCATCAGAAAGTAATATTTGACCCGACCATGATAAACCAGTTAGCCTTTGCCGGGGAGTCCTTCACGAAATCATACCCTATCCCGAATGAAGGACTAAGCCCGTAGAAGTCAAAAGCAGAAGCCGTCACAAGAATACCCATATTTGGCCTCTCCTGTGTCGCCAGGGACAACTGTGCCGCAAAGGAATATACATTGTAAGGCTCTCCGTTGACGAGCTTATAAAGGCTGTAAGAGGCTCCAAATCCTATGCGCGAAACAATAGATGTTTCAAATGCCGAGAACTTGCCGTCAATAAACACGGGCTTAAACACCGGACCGGCAATAGTAAACTCAGGGCGGATGAGCAGCGTACCCGTCAGGGCTTTGTCTGCCGTGAACTGATCTGCGGTCACGGGCTGAAAGAAACCGCGAAACGGCGACTGAGCCGCAGCCCCTAACGTCAGGACTGCAAGTGCGAAAACAATCAGCAGCCGTTTCATGCGTCAGTGGATTTGAACATCAGGATGATTGCGGAGATGTATCCGATCAACTGAGATGAGATAGTGACGATCTGCCCCAGTGTATCGGTCAGTACGGGTGCTTGTTCGGGTGTGACCTTACCGGCTGCAAGCAGGATAGAGACAATCAGGTTAATTGCCATCAGGACAATACCAGTGATTGTAGTGATTAAGTTCCGCGTAGGAACAGAACGGTCGTAAAAGTTTTTCGTAATCATGATACTTATTTTTGTTAAACTTTAAAAGTCAATCAAATGTAGATAATTTTACAAAACAATCTTCTGTAAAATCACATTTATTTTATCATCACTCACAAATCTGTCAAGATACAGGCCTTCATCTTTCCCGTCTGCTTCGTCACCAGAAGTGTCTTTTTGCCATGTTCCGTGCGATGAGTTATGCACAATAAGCGTCTGACCCTGACCTATAATGCGATCCTGAAGAAAGTCCGGCCCTTCAATCGTTGGTATTTGGTCAAAGTCCGCAGAGGGCAGATAAACACGGATAGTGTTAAACCATTCGCGCCATGTCATGCCCGCCTTCAGTAGCTTATAGGCATAATACGAAAATGCCCCTACATATTGATTCCCTATGAGAGCATCTGCGGCGGTCTGGTGTTCGCTGCACGCTGAGATAGTTATCCACTTCATGAACTCTGACCGTGCAAACTTACGGACGACTTTCTCCGGCTCTGGCACACCAAGATCAATAAAACGGTTCTTACGATAAGTGTTCTCGCTATTGCGTGTTGCAGTTCCCGAGAAACAGCTATCCATAAGTATCACCACCGTCGCCCCTGGTTGAAGTAAACTTACAGCCTTATCAAGTGATTCAAGATAGTTCTTTTCGGTTGCATCCCACTCAAAGAACTTATGCGTTACAATCTGAGGTATGATATTCGGGAACGTTCTGATAAAGTTGTTCCCATCATTCAGACATCCCTTGAGATCATTGCCGCTGCCGTAGGTGTTTTTACAGACGGTGATTAACCTTGCGTCAGCCTCAACCATTTCTATTGATTTACGTTTAAAGCACATCTTTTACCTCCTTTACAGCATTAAACAATCCCCTCAATCCCACCGCATCCAATATTGTTACAACAACAACAATCATTCCCATAAATAAAAGAGCAATTACCCACCAGTTGCGTTTTACCCAGTCCATCTTTTTTGTCCGGCGGTGAAACTCTTCTTTTATAGCATGGAACTCTTCGACAACCGCCCCGCGCTCTTCGTGTTTTTTATAGAGGTCGGTAACTGATCCATTCAGCCGTTTTAAGTGTTTTTGAATTTCATCTAATTGTACTCCTGTGACATTAGCTGAAGCATCAATATGAATCTGCAAGGCTTTTATTCCCGCCTTATGAGCCTCACATTGCTCACGGACAGCATTCAGAATCAATTCAGCATCGACCCCGCTTATTTTTGGATTTGGCATACGACTTATAGATTTGTTCAGACAGTAGCAACGCAAATAGCCAGATGAAAGCACCCGAAATGTCAATGGTCAAATCTCCTGCGCTAAACGGCTCTCCCTGCCATTTATCAAAGAACTCCTTGCCTATCCCTGCGGCGCACGACACAAACACAGCAATCAATCGGGGAATGATTGGTTGCCAATAACTATCATTACCAATTTTCTTTGGCAGAAAAGTATAAATGAGATTTGCTATTATATAGCAGGCCATAAAGTGAAGGAGTATCTTTATCATTGTTTCATTTATTTGCTACTACACTAACCGCCAGCCCGATGGATATGCCACAGGCGACCATACGTTACCATTGATTAAACTCTCATATATCGGATCCGTTATCGTGGGGTAATGTACCCGTGCACCTATGTTATAGGCGTCGTGTGCTCCTGTCGGCTGCACCCATACAGGTATTTCTTCACCCTGTACTTCCTTCCACAAGGCAGAAGCGTTTGTTGGCTCCCATCCTACTTGCGTCTGATGAGCCTGCAAACATTCATAAGTCTTCCCGTTAAATGTCCGCTTCCAGCCCGCCTCTACCTTTTCGCCCTCCATCCATGCCAGTTCAGCCGAAGCGTTATCACGGTAAAAAGAGAATAGTGCAGGTGTCTGCTCAGGAGTATAAATAGTTCTTTCATGCGACT